GTTAAGTGCAACTGTTTGGAACTCGCCTGTGCCTGCATCAATAAATCCTACTGCTGTAGCATTTGAAATGCCGCCTCGTCTTGTTCCTGCTGGTGCAAACCATGGAAACGATACTTGATCGCTTAGTGCAATAGTTCTTAACATCATATGTGATGCTGGAACAACTGCATTAGACTTTGCGTTTACTTCTATTTCTCAAGAAGTTCGTTTTATTAATACAACCACAGCAACAACGTATTCTCTAATACAATCAAATCATCTTGGCGGCACATCATCTGATCTTATTCTCAAGAGTGACGGTGGCCCGTTAGAGCTTGATACTGGTGGTGGTACTATTCCGCTAAAGGATGATGGAGTTCAGCGCGGTTATTTAAATATAAATACTGCAAATACAATTACGCTCTACACTGGCACAGGCACAGGAACGCTTAACACTACGTTTGATGGTGCTGATGTTACTATTGCTGGTGAGTTGGTTGTATCTGGTAACTTAACTGTTGATGGAACAACAACAACCATTAACTCAACAACGCTTACTGTTGATGACAAGAATATTGTTTTAGCTTCTGGCGCTAGTACCAGCTTAGCTGCTGATGGCGCTGGTATTACAATAAATGGTGCTTCTGCTACTTTACAGTATGCATCAACTGGCGACAAATGGGTATTTAATAAAGCCCCATACTATAATGCAAATAGAATTTTAACAACTGCTGATGATCTTCATGATAGTGCAGCAGTACAAGGTCAGATTGATTCTGCTTATATTCGTCCTCTGGCTCGTGCTGCGCTCGTTGCAGGCAATAACATTACCTATGACTCGTCAACTGGCGTAATTGCAAGTACAGCAGCTGGAGGTACTGATTCTGCTTCAGTAGTTTCGATTGCAGACTCTAGAATTGGTGTTGCAAGCATTGGCGATCTTTCAGATGTTGATCTTACAGGTATTGCTACCGACAGAGTCCTTAAATGGGATGGATCCAAATTTATCGTAGCACTGGATGCTACAGGATCTGGTGGTGCTGGTATCGCTCTTACCGATTTGAGTGCAAACAATACTGCAGGTAAATTTGGTTCTCTTTCTTATAGTAACGCAAGTGGCGTATTTACCTATACTGGCCCAGATTCGAATGATGTTAAGACGGTTACTGGTATTCCTTACGGCAACTTAACAGGAACGCCAAATGTCCTAGACTCTGGTAATGTTACTTCCCTTATTGATTCTGGTATCACTAACAATATCTTAGGAACTGCTAATCAGGTTACAGTAACAACTGGAAGCAAAACCGCTACAATTGGTCTTCCTACAAACGTAACAGTTGATAGTAACTTAACAGTTGGTGGATATATTGCTGGTCCTGCTGTATTTACAATTGATCCAGCAGCAATTGGAGATAGCACTGGTAAAGTAGTTATTCTTGGTGACCTTCAAGTAGACGGTCTGACTACTACTATCAACTCCACGACTGTTTCGATTAGTGATAAGAATATTGTTCTTGCTGATTCTGCCACAAATGCTTCTCAGGCGAACGGCGCAGGCATTACGATCAATGGTGCGAATGCAACAATTCAATATGCTGCAACTGGTGATAAGTGGGTATTTAACAAAGCACCTTATTATAATACAGATAGAATTTTAACAACAGCAGATACAACAGATAATGTAACTGAAGGTTCTACTAACCTCTATTATACCACTGCTCGATCTGATTCTGATTTTGATATTAGGTTGGCATCTAAAACTACAGATAATGTAACTGAAGGTTCAACTAATCTTTACTACACTACTGTTAGAAGCGATTCTGATACTAGAGCATTAGTTGACTCAGCTTACATTAAACCACTGGCAAGAGCAGCAATCGTAGCAGGTTCTAATGTTTCGTATGACTCTGCAACTGGTGTAATCTCTGTAGCAGCATCATTCGATACTCACGACTCTGCTTTAGTACAAGGTCAAATTGATGCCGCCACTCAGTTCTTACGGTCTGATCAATCTGATAGTATGGCAGGAAGCCTTACGATTGATGATGACCTGTTTGTAGGCGGTAGAATTGTATCGACAAGTGATAGCAATATTTCGTTCGGCGATAATATTATCTTAATTAATACTGCTACAACGGGCAACAATACTTTAGATGCTGGTATTGAAATTGAAAGAGGATTATCTACTAACGTAAGCTTTATCTGGGATGAAAGTCAGGACTACTGGAGTTTCGGCACACAGAACGTACATACAACTGGTGTTATGTACTTTGCTAACGAGTTCCAAGACTCAACTGATTTGCCAGATGCTAGTATTTACCATGGTATGTTTGCTCATGATCATAATGGCGATAGGGCAGTTTATGCACATGGTACTTGGCATACACTTCTTGATGCAACTTATAGCACAACTGATCAACTGACTGAAGGCGCTACTAACAAGTATTATACCCAATCTAAAGTAGATTCTGATGTTACTGCAAAAGTTACTCAATCTTTTGTAAATGCTCTTGAGGTTGACGCAGGCACACTGGATGACCTGAATAGCACCTCGTTCTTACGCAGCGATTCAGACGATACTATGTCTGCTAATCTGACTGTAACAGGAACGATTACTACAGGAACTGGTTCTAATACAACTATTGTAGATGCAACTGACACCAATCAATATTCCATCAAACATACTTTAGTTGGAGTTTCAGTTACTACTGGTAATCCTACACAGATTAGTACGTTTGCACATAACAGCGCTGCTGCAGCAGTCGAGTATGTAATGCAATTACAAGAAGCGACTACCAACAAAACTCAGGTTACTAAAGTCCTGGCAACTTATGATGGTTCTGAAGTTGCATTCACTGAATATGGTGTAGTTCATACCGGAGACAGTGATTTAGGTACATTTGCAGTTGTTGATGATGGAACGAATATTGATCTTAACTTTACCCGTCGAGGATCTAACAACGTAACAGTAAAGATTGCCAAGACGGTTATTATATAAATAGAATTAAAATATAACGCCAGACGGGGAAAGTGAACCATGGCTAAAGACGATTTTAAAGTCAAAAAAGGTCTAGTAGTAGGCAAAGGTATTGTTGCGGACTCTGATGTAAGAGCTAATGCATTCATCGGCGATGGTTCGCAACTTACGAATCTTGACTATAATGACATTACTAGCAACCTTCCTAATATTCTAGACTCCGGTAACGTAAACGCTCTGATCACAGCTGCAGATACGCATGATAGCGCTGCTGTAGTTGCTCAGATTGACTCTGACTATATTGAATTACGCAGACCAGCAGAGTCTATTTTCACTTTATCGGGCGATGGTTCAAACTATGCATTTACAGGTGATGGATTCCCTGCTAGTGCTAACGACCCAGACCTTTACTTAACTCGTGGTAAAACATATAAGTTTACAGGTATTTCTGGTAGTCATCCTTTACAAATTAGAACATCTGCTGGCGGTTCTGCTTATAATAGTGGTGTTACAAACAATGGTGGATCTGGTACGGTAATCTTTACTGTACCAATGGATGCTCCTACTTCTCTGGTTTATCAGTGTACAATACACAGTGGCATGGTCGGTAACATCTACATCGATAAAGTCGTTGGTGTAGATTCTGCTGCAGTAAATTCTTTAATCAGTGCTGCTGATACACACGACTCAGCCGCTGTTCAAGCGCAGTTCGATTCTAACTTTACTGATACTATTACCATAACCAAAAATAGTACAACTGATCCTGCGCTTATATTACAAACCACTGCTGATGGTTCTAGTGCTGCTCCAATCATGGAGTTTATTCGTAATACCAGTCAAGCAAACAATGGTGACTACTTAGGTCAAATTAAATTTAGAGGCGAAGATAGTGGAGGTAGTGCTACTACTGATATCTACGCTAAAATTACTGGTAAGATTTCTGATGCTACTGATGGCACCGAAGATGGATTAATCGAATATGCTGTAAAGAGTGGAGGATCTAATACGATCCTTGCTCGAATGACTGGTGCTGGCGCTAATGGTAGACTTGACATACTAAATGGTGCAGATATTAGCGTAGCAACTGGCGGTGACATTACAGTTGATGGAAACTCGGTTCTTACCACTGCTTCAACGTATGTACAAAGTGTTACTGCTGGTAGCGGCATTAAGTCCATTGCTTCTGCGTCTACACCAACAGTTACAGTAGACTCTGGATTCGTTACTGGATTATTTACAGGTGGTGATGGTATCAGTTATAGTGGTGGTACTATTGCTCTTGATCCTACTGATAGTGCAACATTTGCGAATGTAACAGCTACAAACGAAATTAAAATCAAAGACTCTGCGAATGGTAGTGAAGTATCTCATCTTTCTGGTGATCCAAACTTAGGATTAGTTATTCATTCGCATGCTCATGCTACTGATGGTGGCATTCGTTTCGTGATTCACGATACAGCAGATTCTGATTTCTTAGTTATCAATAGAACTAATGGCATCTCTTTTGAAAATAGAAGAGTTAGAAATATTGCCGATCCTACTGCTGATCAAGATGCCGCAAGTAAGGCATATGTTGATGCTGTAGCGGAAGGTTTACATGTTCATGAAGCAACAAGAGTAGCCACTACACAAACACTTATCAGTGATGATAATATTACTGCCGTTACATATGATAGCGGTGCTTCTGGTGTAGGTGCATTCCTCGCTATTACAGGTTCTCTTGACTCTATTGATGGTATAACACTCGTTACCAATGATAGAATCTTGGTGAAAGACGAAACTAATCAGGCAAATAACGGTATTTACGTTTGGGATTCTGCTACTCGTATTACAAGAGCGACAGACTTTGATACAGCAGCAGAGATTGCCGGTGGTGACTTTGTATTCACCACAGAAGGCACAACTAATGCCTCTGCTGGATTTGTACAGACTCAGCCACATACACAACCTCCTGGTGACAGTGCAATCGTATTCCAACAGTTCTCTGGTGCTGGTCAAATTACTGCTGGTGACGGTCTCGCCAAGGCTGGTAATACATTAAGTGCTGATTTAAAGTCCAACGGTGGACTTGAGATATCTTCTTCTCAGATCCAAGTAAAGGTAGATGGAACCACCATAACTAGAACTGGCGCTGGTAATCTTCAAGTAGACACTATTGATCTGGATCAAATGTCTCTTGGTGCAGGTACAGGTCAAGTTAGTATACAGAATATTATTGGTCAAACTGGCGAAACCACTAATGCATTAACAGAAGGCACGACTAATCTTTACTACACTACTGCTAGAAGTGATTCTGATACTAGAGCATTAGTAGATTCTGACTATGTTCGTTTACGTGCTGACTCTGATTATATCAAGACGGTTACAAGTTTCCCGAGCACTAATCTCGATAATAGTTCGGTAACTGTTACTGCTGGCAAAGGTCTGTTAAATGGTGGGTCTGTATCCCTTGGCGGCACTATCACAATTAATCTTGACTCTGCGAATATTCAGAGTTTTACACTTGATTCTGGTGAAGTAACAAACCTTATCGACTCTGCCTATGTTCGACCACTAGCACGTGCAGCAATTGTAGCAGGAACAAATATTACCTATGACTCTGCTACTGGTGTAATTTCTGGTGCTGCTTCACTAACTGTTAAAGATGAGGGTTCTGCTCTTACAACTTCAGCAACCGCTCTTAACTTTGTCGGACCTGGAGTAACAGCTTCTGGTAGTGGTGCAGAAAAAACAATTACTATTGAGGGTTCTGCTCCTTCCTTTGCCGTTGCGCTGAATCTTTTGGATTCGACTGGTAGAGCAGGAACTGATATTACATCTGCACTTGGTGTTGGTGATCCAGTATTCTATGACTCTGATGCTGGTTACTGGACTGGCGCTAAGGCAGACTCTGCTTCAACAGCATCTCACGTCATTGTGGAATATAGCACCAGTAACAGCAACTTTAAGATTGCTCAGACTGGTGTGTTTACACTTGACTCTAACTCTGGTTCGCCGACGTTCTTAGATAACTCTTATTACTATATTAGCGATTCTTCTGGCGTACCTACTCCTACACAACCTACAACTGGTATCTTCCAAGCACTTTACTATGCGCTTGATTCTGATACGATTGATATTAACTTAGGTGATCCAGTAGAGATTGGCGTAGGAACAACAGATGTTGAACAGTTCCCTGCTGTAAGTCAGGGCGCTACTGTATTAACACTTACTCAAGCAATTGATACTGCTAGAACTGATGTATTCAAGAATGGTGTATTACTGAGAGAAGGGGCATCGCAAGACTATGCGATCAACTCGCCTACTCAAATTACTATGGTGGATGCACTTGATGACTCGGATCTGATTAGTGTTAGAAGCACAGTACTTGGAACTACTCTGAATACAGCAACTACTGTTATCTCTGGAACTACAGCTAGTGCACCAAATCCTTCTGTTACAGGCGATGCTAATACTGGTCTGTTCTCTGCCGCTGCAGATACTGTCAGTATCGCCACTGGTGGTAGTGAAAGATTAAAAGTTACCAACAGCGGAATTGAAGTAACTGGAACAATCTCTGGTGGACCAACGATTGATTCTGCTACTATCTCTGGTGATCTTACGCTTACTGGTGGTGTTGGTATTCCGAATAATAAAGGCTTTGGTACGATTGGTGCTAGTGATATTAGATTTAATATTGATTCTGGTAACACTGGTACTGTGACGTTTAACTCTAATCAAAACTTAGTAGTTGGAACAACTGGTAACGCTGCATTAACACCGTATATTGGCACTTCATTTACTATTCTTGCGTTTAATAACGATGCAAATAGCGATAGAACTTTGACTGTACAAGCAGATACTGGTGATACACTACACTTTAGTTCGACTAACGTAGTTACCGTATCTTCTCAAAAAATGGCTATTATTAGTGGTATGGTGTTCGATGCTGATGAATTAGTTCTTTCCTCTGTATCTCTTGACTCTAGCTTAACATTCTAAGGATAAACAATGGCTAATCCATCTACTAGACAAGGTTTAATTGACTACTGCTTGAGAAAGCTAGGTGCACCTGTCATTGAGATCAATGTTGACGAAGAGCAATTAGAAGATAGAGTTGATGAAGCATTACAGTTCTATCGTGAGTACAATTCTGATGCGCTTGTTAAGACTTTTTTAAAGCATCAGGTTACTGCTGATGATGTAACAAATAAGTATATCTCAGTTAATGATAATGTTTTATTTGTACAGAGACTCTTTCCTGTTAGCGGCGATACAACATCATCTAATTTATTTGGATTAAAGTATCAGTTATTCTTAAATGATCTGTATGACTTAAATACATTTGTCGGTGATCTGGCATATTATGAGCAGATGCAACAGTATGTTTCATTAATTGATATGAAGCTAACTGGCGCTCCTCTGATTACATTCTCTAGAAATCAGAATCGTATCTATATTCATGGTGAGTTTGAAGAAGGTACAATCAAAGCAGATGATTTCATTGTCTTTGAGACCTATCAGCAAATTGACCCTGAAACATATACGGATATATACAATGATATTTCACTAAAAGAATATCTGACTCAGCTGATTAAACAGCAATGGGGTGCTAATCTGATTAAGTTTGAAGGTATGCAACTTCCTGGTGGTGTACAGCTAAACGGCAGACAGTTATATGACGATGCAACACAAGAGTTGGAGAGATTAAGAGAACAGATGAGATTGACCCATGAACTTCCTGTTGACTTTATGATGGGATAACCTGACTATGGCCTTATTCTTTAACGCACCTTTATCTTTTATTGCACGTGCAGTAGATGCAGTAGCAGCAGCAGTTTCCAATTTCCCCGGAACCGTTTCGGGATATGCATCAGGTGGGTTCAACCCTGCCCAGTCACCTAATAGATTAAACACAATAGACAAGTTTCCTTTTGCATCAGATGCAAATGCAACAGACGTAGGGGATCTAACGGTTGCTAGAAGCCATGTATCTGGTCAATCATCAGATACATCTGGATATACTTCAGGTGGTTTTAACCAAACTTTATCGCCAGCCAATATTAACACAATAGACAAGTTTCCTTTTGCATCAGACGGTAATGCTACTGATGTTGGAGATTTAACTGTTGAAAGAAGGGCTGCAACAGGACAATCATCTTCTGCATCAGGTTATACATCAGGCGGAACTGGATCAGGATCACCCACATGGTCAGACGTAATAGACAAGTTTCCTTTTGCATCAGATGGCAATGCTACTGATGTAGGAGACTTGACTGCTGCTAAACAGTTATTAGCTGGTCAATCATCTTCTGCATCAGGATATACTTCTGGAGGTGCCGAGGCTACATCGACTGACGTAATAGAGAAATTTCCTTTTGCATCTGATGCTAATGCTACTGATGTTGGAGATCTAACTGTTGCTAGATACAGTACTACAGGCCAATCGGCCCAAGAATCTGGTTATTCTTCAGGTGGTGCTGCTCCATACCTAGATGTAATAGACAAGTTTCCTTTTGCATCAGACGGTAATGCTACAGATGTTGGAGATCTAACTGTTGCTAGAGCTGCTCTAGCAGGTCAATCGTCTGATGCATCTGGATATACTTCAGGTGGCGACGTCGGTGGCTCTTCTAACGTAATAGATAAGTTTCCTTTTTCATCCGATGGTAATGCTACAGATGTTGGAGATCTAACTGTTGCTAGAAGCTTTGTTGCAGGACAACAGGTATAAAAAAAGATAAGTAGCTAAAAATACTTTATAATTTAAAGGTGTGAAAATGAACTCTATCGAATTTTTTGATGCGAATAATTATGCAGTTATGTCTGGTGTTCTTAGTGAACAACAATGTGAGCAACTAACTAACCACATGTTTAATCTTTATGATCAAGGGAAACTAATTAAGGATCCTCAATGTCCTCTTTCCGATTCAGTTTATGGTGATCCTATCTTTGACAATCTCTTGGATAAGTTAGCTGGACCTATTGGAGAAAGAGTTGGTAAAACTTTACTACCAACATATACATATTCTAGAATCTACAGACCCGGTGAGATTCTTAAGAGGCACAAAGATAGACCAGCCTGTGAAATCTCTGCTACCCTTACTCTAGGATATAAGGCTAATTCTGTTTGGCCTATTATGTTTGATGATGAAAAAGAAATCTGTTGCGAGTTAGAAGTAGGAGAGATGGCTGTTTATAAAGGATGCGATATTACTCATTGGAGAGCACCATTTAAAGGTGAATGGCATGTTCAGGTATTTCTTCACTATGTGGATGCTAATGGTCCTCATGCCGATCAGGCTAAAGACGGTAGGCAATCTTTAGGAATACATAAACCGATGCTTACTTCAAAGCCGATATCGAGTCCAGTAAAGGCTGCAGAAAAACAAGTAGGCAAATATGAGGCTGTTGTTCTTCCAAGTAAAGACGATTATTTACCAGGATACTTTCCAGTAAACTCTGAAACTAATTCATCTCTGATGTTTACAAAACAAGAATGTGAAAAGATTATTAGTTTGGCATCTGATCAATATTCGTCTACAGCTTCAGTTGGTAGTGATGTTAACAGTAGGATTGCTAAACAAATCAGATCAGCCGACATTTATGACATTAAGCCCACTACAGAAAATAAATGGATTTTCGAAAAGGTAATTAAATCAGTAGACTTTGCTAACAAAGAACTATATGACTTTGAAATAAATTCAATCAATGGTCCTCTTCAGCTGATCCATTACAGATCAGATACTAAAGTCAAAGGTCATTATGATTGGCATGTAGATGCAGGAAATGGTCATGCAGCTACTCGAAAGATTTCTTTCACCGCACAGCTATCAGATCCAGACTCATATAGGGGATGTGATCTAATGGTTAACGATCATTGTAATGAAATTCAGGCAGTAAGAGAGCAAGGATCAATTTCATTGTTTCCGAGCTATATGCCTCATGTAGTAACACCGATTAAATCAGGTGAAAGATTTGCCCTAGTAATTTGGATCCATGGATCACGGAGATTTAGATAAATGACTAAAAATAATGGAACTACGCAAGTAGCAGTGTTTGAAGAGATCAGAAAAAATACAGACATTGTGGCAAAAGATGAACTTAAAGTTCCTATGTCTATGGTATTTGGACATGGTACTGTAGGGGATGTTGCAAGCTTTGGTGGTAATACACTTTTAGAAAATACCAAAGAGGTTGATGCTGCTTTACAAAATGTAGGTGAACTTCAAAATATCTGGAACCATTCACATTCTCAGTGGGACTGGAAGCATCTTAATCTACACTATCACTCTCCTTATAAAAATATGAGACAGCTTTCTGCAGAGATCGCTAGAAAGAAGTCTGCACTCAATGAAGCGAAATGGAGACATATCAAAGCAGAGGTGAAAGTTAAAAAGCTAGAAGAGAAACTTACTGACCCTAATATCGAGTACTGGGATGAAGTAGACACTAAGATTAAGCTCGCACAAAAAAAAGAACAACTAGCCGAAGGTATTATCACTATTGAAGGTGCTATGAAAGACGTTCTTGCTCTCAATGAATTGTATGAACAGCTTAAATCTAAGGTAAATTCATTTTCTGAAGAAGACTTTGAAAAAGAAGAAACTAAAAATCATTTAAAAAGATCATTAGTACAGTCTATTCGTGATGTAAGAATGACAGGAGCTATTACTAAGGGTGAACAAGAATACCTTGAGCAGATTGGCGTCAATCCTTCTAAAGTTCAGAATTTACTAAGAGATTATGTTGCTAAAGAATCTGAACAAGAATCTTGGGACGTTTCGGAATTATATGAATTTGTAGATAGACTCACCAATGAGTTGACCGAAGTTCATAAAGTGGATCAAAAAAGAATGGAGCTGCAGGGATTCAGTCATGAATCAAATCCTAATCTTTCTTATATAAATACTCTTGCGATACCACATAAAAATACATAGAGAGTCGAATGCCAAGAAACCCGTACATATCACAGACAGTTAGATCAGAACAGGATCTCTATGAAAATATTATCATAGAGTCGATTAAGATCTATGGTCAGGATGTGCAGTATATGCCTAGAACACTCGTCAATGAGGATAAGATCTTTGGCGAAGATGTTGTATCTAGATTCGACGATGCATACACTGTTGAAATGTATCTGGAGAACATTGATGGGTTTGAAGGCGATCAGGAATTATTTACTAAGTTTGGGGTAGAGATTCGTGACAGAGCGACTCTGCACGTCTCCAGACGATCCTGGGACCGACTTGTAGGATATAATGTAGATTATGACAGACCAAGAGAAGGTGACTTAATCTACTTACCGCTGTCAGATCAAATCTTTGAAATCATGAGAGTGGTTGATGATAAACCATTCTATCAATTATCAAATCTTCCTACCTATCGTATGGAGATTGAACTGTTTGAATATGGTGATGAAGACTTTGATACAGGTGTTGAATCTATTGATGAAGCAGAGGCATTAGGTAATCGTATTAAACTGACTCTGGCAGCATCCAGTTCAAATGGATTTAAACTTGGTGAGAATATTGAGTACTTAGTAGATAGTGCTGCAGGACCTAAACTGGTAGCAGAGATTGTCAACTGGGACGCATCTACAAATGTTCTTGAAGTTGCGCATGTAGGTTCTACTGATGGTTTATGGAGAACGTTCTCGGCAGGTACTACAATTACATCTACTGAGACAAGTATTACAAAAACGATTAATTCTATTGGTGATGAATTACAGCAGGTATTTAGTCAGAATGATGACTTTGAAACAGAAGCAGATGGTTTCTTAGATTTCTCTGAAGGAAATCCGTTCGGAGAGGTGACCTAATATGTTTAATCAGCATTTCTATCACGAAAAGATTAGAAAATGTGTAGCAGTCTTTGGTACGCTGTTTAACAATCTCTATGTGCTTCGTAAGGACTCATCTGGTGCCGTGATCAGTCAGATGAAAGTTCCGCTGAGTTATGCCCCTAAGCAGAAGTTCTTGGAACGTATACGTGAAACTGAGGATATGTCTGATGCTAAGTTAGCAGTCAAATTGCCAAGAATGTCTTTTGAAATGACATCTCTGTATTTTGATCCAACCAGACAACTGCCAAAGACAAACAACTTTACACGTCAGGTCACAACAGATAATTCTAAGAGAACTAAGTTTTTTACATCTGTTCCTTATATTCTAAACTTTCAGCTGAATATTTTATCTAAGACAAATGAAGATGCAGTACAAATTTTAGAACAGATTATTCCGTTCTTTAATCCTGCATATACAGTTACGATGAAACCATTTTCTGACTATGCAGATATTACAGAGGATATTCCCGTATCTTTAATTGGATTGTCTTTCTCTGATGATTATGAAGGACAGTTGGAAAGCAGAAGAACAATTATCTATACTCTAGATTTTGAAATTAAAACCAGCTTCTTTGGTCCTATCTCCAACTCGTCTATTATTCGTAAGTCGATTGTTGACTTTACTGATCCAGATACGAATGCGCTTCTGGAAAGGATTACTGTTGAACCAAATCCTAGTGATTTAAACATTATCGCAGATAGCGATTTCTCAACAACTGTAAACTATATTATCCCAGGTGAAGGCGATAGTGCCTGATTATAAATACAAATAAAAGGGAAAGTATAATACCATGGGCACAAGAGCAAATGACATTGCATCTTTATTTTTAGATGGCACTAATGCCACTATCAGTGGAACCGTATCGGATAGTGATGGAAGCCTCAGAACAATTGGCTCGACTACTTTAATCACCTCTACACCCTATACCATTCCTTCTGGGTCTTCTGGTAAGTTGTTTAGAATTGATACTGGAGCAACACTTGGCACTACTACGGTCAATGTGAACGAAGCAAACTTTGATCAAGGTGATATCTTTACAATCTTTAATAATACAAACTCTGATAGAACTGTTACCTTTGATGCTAACTTTACCAACAATGTTCGTCTTGCTGGTACTGATAGTAACTTTAATGGAGTAAATATGACTCTTGCTTTATTCGGAGTAGCTACTTTTGTTGCATATGAAAGTGATGGTATGGCAGTAAGCGGAAACGTAAGCTAATGAGTATCACTCAGTTAATGGCATTAACTGGCGTGTCAGCTAGCGGTGGTGTCTCCTATGGCGTAGGTACTGGCGGTAATAACTCTTATCAATTCACTATTGATGGTCAACTGTATCAGTTTAGAGAGTTTACTAGTAGCGGAACTTTCACCGTAACTACAGCAGGGACGTTTGACGTTCTTCTAGTCGGTGGTGGTGGTGAAGCCGGAGGGAGAATTTCTGGTGGTGGAGGTGGTGGGGCTGTTATGCTCACAAGCACCACTCATAGTGGTTCAGGCGTTACTCTGACTGCTGGAAACCACACAATTACAATCGGTGCTGGTGGAACAGGTGGTGGGAGTAGTGCTGCGGGCAATAACGGTGGATCAACCACAGCTTTTGGTATAACTGCAACCGGAGGTGGTGGGGGTGGTTCTTACTTCGCAATACCGCAAAGAGAAGGTAGAGATGGTGCAAACGGTGGTGGTGCTGGGGCACATGCCACCGGCACTTATTCAGGTGGTTCTGGGACTGCACCGACTTTTCCAGCGGGAATAACAGGAAATGTTTATGCTGGATATAATGGTGGTAGCAGCGAATGGGCGGACTACATTACTGCCGGCGGTGGTGCTGGTGCTGCTGCTGATGGTACTGATGGCGTCGGAACTAACCCGCCCGGGCCAGCTGCTGGAAATGGTGGTGACGGTGTTCTAATAACTGACTTTGAGGAGACCGACTACTACTATGGCGGTGGCGGCGCTGGTGTCTACTTCAATGGTGGAACTGTGGGTAATGCTGGTAAAGGTGGTGGCGCTGGTTTCACAGGAGATACAAGTGGAAGAAATGATGGTGGAACTGGGTCAGGAACCAATGGAGGGGCCAACACTGGAGGCGGTGGAGCAGGCACAGTCTTAAACATCGATGCCGATAACGGAGGTGCTGGTGGCTCTGGTATCGTAGTTATACGATATGCTATCTAGCGTCGCCGATTAAATATTGGAAACCAACTAAAGGAGAATATCATGACTGATCAAAAGCAATGGTTTATAAATAATTAAAAATACTATAGAAAGATAATCGAGAATGAGTAAAGCAGATAACTTAGCATCACTTCCAGTATCAAGTTCAAACATTGATATTACAGGATATGCCAAAGTAAGTTTAGTAGAACTGGCAGACTCTAGTGCTGTAACCTTCAACATTTCTCAAGGTAATATTGCTCGCTGGAATCGTGATTCTGCTATTGTAGATGCATCAAATACGTTAACAATCACTGGTACTTCTGGTGGTGCTCTTGATGGCGCTGGCTTCTCTATTATGGCATACAATGGAGATGCTAACTCAGATAGAAGTATTACTTTTGCTGGTGGTTCTGGTATCACAATTCACTATGGCGATTCTTCTACAATTACATGGTCTGGACCAACTAAACACACTATTATTTCAGGACTGGTATTTGACTCTGCAACACTAGTCATCAATAATATTGCAACAGTAGGTTCGGTCTAAGATGTTTCCAGGTGTCTTTAATATGGCACTAGGCGTTGCACGTGCAGTAGCAGCTGTAGTAGCATCATTTCAAGGAACCGTTTCGGGATATACTTCTGGAGGTAGCCCAACTACTAACGTAATAGATAAGTTTCCTTTTGCATCAGATGCTAATGCTACTGATGTGGGCGATCTAACTGTTGCTAGATCTTTTCCGGCGGGCCAATCATCCACTGAATCTGGATATGCATCAGGAGGATTTGCTACACCATCAGAGTCTAATGTAATTGAGAAGTTTTCATTTGCTTCAGATGGCAACGCTACCGATGTTGGTGATTTGACTGTTGCTAGACGTGGTGTTGCTGGTCAATCATCTTCTTCATCGGGATATTCATCTGGAGGTGATGACGGCTCGGCCCCTCTTGTTAATATAATTGATAAGTTTCCTTTTTCATCCGATGGTAATGCTACCGATGTTGGTGATTTAACAGTAGCTAGAGATGCATTCCATGGTCAGTCTTCTTCTAGTTCGGGATATGCTTCAGGAGGAAGTGGGGGATCTAATGTAATAGATAAGTTTCCTTTTTCATCCGATGGTAATGCTACAGATGTTGGAGATCTAACGGTTGGTAGAGTTGGCGTAGCAGGACAATCATCTTCTGAATCGGGCTATTCATCAGGAGGCAGCCCCAGTCCTAATTTTGACGTAATAGATAAGTTTCCTTTTGCATCTGATGCCAATGCTACTGATGTAGGAGATTTGTCTGTTGGTAGATTATATGCAGCAGGTAAATCATCCACAGCATCAGGATATACATCAGGAGGGCGAGATCCCTCTCTGTCACCCTTCTATTCAAACGTAATAGATAAGTTTCCTTTTGCATCTGATGGCAATGCTACCGATGTTGGTGATTTGACTGTTGCTAGACTTGGATTAGCAGGACAACAGGTTTAAAAAAGATAAATACTTAAAAATATACATAGAGAGTCGAATGAATGGCTAGAAAGAACTCAAATCTAATCACATCAGTCAGTGCTACTATCGCAGATAGATCTATTGGCATTGACAAATTGACTGTGGGCGGATTTACTCAGAGAAGAACACTGAATGCCGGTGAAACAGTCATTGCTAATCTGGATACGATTCAGACTGTCGATGATTTTACTGAGGTTTATAAGAACGGTGTACTGTTAAAGAATACCACAGATTATACCATCGACTCTGATAATGGTATTACACTGACATCTGCAGCAGATGCGAATGATGAAATTACTATTCGCTCTATGGTAGATAACATTGCAACTACTGTTCCAGATGGATCAGTAACATCAGCTAAGATTGCAAGTGAAGCAGTAACATCAGCTAAGATTGACGGCACAGTAGCATCAACAGGAAAGGCGATTGCTATGGCAATTGTATTTGGAGGTTAAATAAATGGCAGTAAATATTGTCAATGTAGCAAGTATTAATGGTAAGACAGATGCAAAATCTATTGCATCAAATGACTCTGCTGAGTTTGCAATTAATACCAGCGCAACAGATGTATTTAAAGTAAATACAATTCTGATCTCGAATCAGGCAGATTCCGCTGGTGATGGTGGTGCAGCATTAGTAAATGTCCTTTTCAGAGATTCTTCTGTAGATTATAATTTTATTAATGATGTAGAGATTCCGCTTAAATCCACATTGGATCTTTTAGGTAGTTCAATCTATATCAATCAAAATCAAAGCATCGCAGTACAATCAGATTCTAGTGCACTGAATGTTTTGGTAGCATATGAAGATATTAGCTAACGATGGGACGTAAGTATATTGGCGGCATCATTGGGGCCAGCCCGTTGGTCGATGCGTCAGTCAGCATTGACTACCTCGTAATTGCTGGCGGCGGTCAAGGCGGTCGGGGTACGTCTAACAACAACATCGGCGGCGGCGGCGGCGGTGGCGCTGGCGGATACCTTACAAGCTGGTCAGGGTCTACCGGCACCGAGACCTCTGGCGGCGGCGCTGCTGCTGGTAACGCTCTGACGTTTACGTCTGGCACTTCTTACGAGATCGTCGTGGGCGCAGGCGGCTCGGGTACCACCACCAGCATCTATAATGGCGCTGCGGGCGCTGATAGCGTAATCAGGGTTCAGAGCGGGTCAGCGCTAGTCACTGCGACAGGCGGCGGTTTCGGCGGCTCTGGGGTGTCTAATAATGATACTGTTAATAATCGTACTGTAGGCGGGGGTGGTGGCTCTGGCGGCGGTGCTGGCGGTGATGATATTTCCACGACTTATACTGGCGGCTCTGCAACCAGCAGCCCAAGCCCAACGCAAGGCTATGACGGCGGTGATGGCAGACATTTAAGCGCCGCATATCTCTTAGGTGGTGGCGGCGGCGGTGCTGGCAGTGCTGGCGGAGATTATGTTGCCTCTTCTTCTGGTGGTGCAGGTGGTAATGGTCTCGCCTCGACAATTACTGGAAGCAGTGTACCTCGCGCTGGCGGCGGCGGTGGCGGCGGCGATGCGACATCTGGATACGCTGGCGGGTCGGGGGGCAGCGGCGGGGGCGGCAGCGGCGCTTCTGCTGCGAACACGGGTGGCGTCGATGCTTCTGCGCACACCGGCTCCGGCGGTGGCGGCGTAGCGTTTAAGACCAGCAACACTGCTGCTGTCTACGGTGGCGTTGGCGGCGCTGGCAGAATGGCTTAGTGGGCGCAGTGGTAACGGTGCCCGCACCGCCCGGGACTGGCAAATGGCCGGTATCACCGTGGCTATGATGGTGGCAGTACA